TGTATTTGTAGGGAGGAAATCTCCTACTTAGCCAGTAACTACCTGACTAACCTTTATTTCCTTTACCGCCAGGGTCGCACAATGTACGATCTTATCGGTACTGACTGGTCTAAACTTAAGTTTATACCACTCAGGCAAGCCAATTTCTCTGAAGCGTTGTTTATAACCGTGCTTCTCAGCATATCCGTAATCCAAGTAGGTTATTGGATGTCCGCTGATCATGACGATCCCCGATTGCAAATTCGGGTCAGGTCGTCTGTCCTCGGTGAGAACAGCGTCATGAAAGAAATAACTTGTTAGTAAGCTATCTTCGTCAGTTGTATCGAAGTGATAGCAACTCTTTCCGCAATTGGCCAGTTGGCCCAATGCGTAAACGAGTGGGAAGATACTTCTATCTTGTATGCCCCACTGACGTGATTCTCTCTCAAATCTTCGCTTTAGTTTACAAGGTAAATGATCCCAAGGGATACAAATGCCTGTAGCGCGTTGGTAATCATACAAATTACCAAAGCCTATAGCGGACTGGTCTGACGTATAGAATGGAATGTGATTCTTAATATACGTCTTTCCTGCAAATTCCGTGAGGTTACCCTCATAGGACTTATGCAACGAAAGTGGTATTCCACGTTTCGTGAGTTGACTAATATACTGCTTACGCAGTCTTTTAGTCATGATGACTACGTCATCACCCAATATGCAATAAGGACTATGTCCGTATCCACATTGGAAGCTGAGAGACTCAAGGAAGAGATTATGGGTCATGGATAAAACCATGAACGATGGAAGACACCCTAAGGGCTGTCCAACGGTCCAATGGGAAAGGATCCCATCATTGTTCCATCTTCCTCTTGAGCATTCCACAAAGAGGTCCCAAGACTGGTTAGCCAGTGGTGAGACATTTGTTCTTACCAACTCGTCCCAGATCTTCTCACCCCAAAGGAATGGAAGATTGTCGGTGGCCTGGGAGAGATCCACTGATCCGACATACAAATTTTCATTTGTTACTCGGTTGGTGATCTTCTGATCGAATCGATCTTGGTCAAACGTAGCATCCTTGGGCAGATGGGAAACCATCTTCTTCAGGATTTGGTATGCGGGATGCATACCCATTTGAAGAAACCTATTGGGGGCTGCTATTGGCCTACGTCGGACCGTGCCCTTCTTTGGAATATGGTGTATGTTGCCAACATAACACCCATCCAAGAAGCTCTTCTCGATGGCAGGTAGTCCTTCACCAAAGTCCCATGAGTCCCAAAGGACCATGAGATTTGGAGATAAGAAACTCTCCACGAACGACAACGCCGTAGGGGAAAGGGTTGGGGTCTCAACCCAACCACCTGTCTCTGCTACAATCTCCATATTGTACAGATTCCAGAGATCCCTTTCGAGAGACTCTGATTGCTCAGAGCGCCGATCAAAGTCGACGTACATCTCAGGTAAAGGTTCAGCCGCTTTGGCAGCTTCTACCAGTTGATCATCGCTAATCTTCGGAATCCGAAGACATTGTCTCCACTTTCTAATATACGATTGGAACTCAGCATAGCTGTGTCCTCTCGCATAATTGGAGAGAAAGCCTAACTCATCAAATCTCTTTCGAGATATAGTATGGACCTTGGAGTCATCTCCTAGTATGGCGACTATTCGCTCATCCTCGGACCAGTGACTACAGACTAGTCTGTACTCAGAAGGGAAGACCCTTACTTTTCCAGTAATGAGGTCTAGCCAGTTGGTGAGAAAGGAAGGGACATCGGTGTTAACCGAGCGATCTCGACTCTTGAGATAAGAGTCTTGAGTGTTAGCAGACTCCTCTACTGACACGAGAGGCTCCTCAAGCCCAACGTAGAGTTTCAGGAAGTTCAGTACGTACTCTGGATGACAATCCAGATACTCGAAGAGCATCCTTAGCCATCCGTTCTTTCGAACGGGCATCCGTTGCAAGTACTGCTCACGATTCTCCAATCGATGAGTGTCTGCACGATAAGCGAGCGCGATTTCTCGCATCTCTTTGAAGACGCTAGCAGCGTACTTCAAGCCATTGTGTTCTGCAAGCCAAGTATACTTACTAATATAATAAGCTTTAAGCTTCTTATTTAGTGGTATAGATGACAGAATGACGGTATTCACCTTAGGTTGTGCCATAGGCATTACCTCCTCTGTGCTCCGGGTTCGACCCCGTGCGCTAAGGCCAGTGAAGATCATCATATGATCATCGCTGCACCAACAAATGGTTACAGAGGAACCACTGCATACAGATATCCAAGTATACAAGATACTGTGGTGTTCTGCACTGC